TTACGCGGTCGAGGAAATCCTCCGACCAGACTGGGACAAGCTCGAAGAGAAGTTAAAGAACGGAATCAACTACACAAAGAAAACGAGACGACCGCGCACACAGCGCAGGGCGATTGACGGAATCGAGGTGTGATATGACCATCAAGAACAAAAAGCAGTACGAAACAGCGCTGGCGGAACTGGAAGATTTAAAGGCAGCGAAAAGAAAAATATTGAAGGGCGGACAGTCCTACGCAATCGGTCAAAACCAGATGACGCGGGCAAGCCTGAAGGAGATTTCCGAGGAGATTCAGGAATACGAGCAGGCAATCAACGCATACGAGACCTACGGAACATCAAAACGCAGGTCCGTAAGGGCAGTACCGCTCGGATAAGGAGAGAGGCATGGGATATTTTGCGGAACGGAAAAAACTGAAAGAGACGCAGCGCGAGCTTGCACTTGCAAGGGCGGAGAACGAGCTGGCGAGAACCAGAACGAAAACCGTCATGATGGATATGCAGAGACAGAGCGCACAGCGGTTCATGGACAGCGGATATTCCCACGGCGGAGCATCCACGTCCGCAACATGGGCGGAGCGGTACCATTCGGAGAGTTTATCTCCAAAGAGCGACATCGAGATGAACCGCAAGCTCTTGAGGGAACGGACAAGAGACCTCGCCATGAACGCACCGATTGCGACGGCGGCAATCAATTCCACGCGGACGAACTGCGTGGGTACCGGCTTAAAGCCAAAGCCAAAGATTGACTATGAGTTCCTGGGAATCACGAGGGAAGAGGCGGCGCGGCTCCAGCGGATCATCAAGAAAGAATTTGCGCTGTGGGCAGAGAACACGCTGTGCGATGTGTGTGACCTCAATAATTTTTATGAGCTGCAGCAGGTAGCCTTTAATGACTGGTTAAAGAACGGAGAGGAATTTGTATTACTGTCCTACGACAAGCCGGAAACGTATATGCCGTACACATTACGATTAAGGCTTGTGTCAGCGGACAGAGTATGCACACCCGGAAGCCTCAATGGGGAATATGACGGGTGTGATATTAAAAACGAGAACGGAAACGACATCATGAACGGCGTGGAAATCGACCAGAGCGGAAAGGCGGTCGCGTATTATATCTGCTCGAACTTCCCCGGGGAGTATTCGACGAAGATACCGAGATGGACAAGGGTGGAGAAGCGCGGAAAGCGCACCGGAAACCCGAACATCCTGCATATCTTTAATGCGGACATTGCGGAGCAGTACCGAGGGGTGCCGTACCTTGCACCGGTGATCACGTCCATTAAGCAGCTCACCAGGTACACGGAGGCGGAAATCATGGCGGCGGTCATCAATTCCATGTTCGCATTGTTCGTCAGTACGGAGAGTGGGGATGACATTGACGGATTCGGAGGCGATGACGACGGATGGGAAGTACCGGACAAGGAGAATGAAATCAAACTCGGTTCCGGGACTATTAACTTCCTGAAAGAAGGAGAAAAGGTACAGGCGGTCGAATCGGCGCACCCATCCGGAAACTACGACCAGTTTGTGAGTGCGTTCACGACGATGATCGGGGCGGCGCTGGAGATATCTCCGGAAGTGCTGATGAAGAAATTCTCGAACAACTTCTCGGCATCGAAGGGAGCACTCAACGAGACGTGGCGGGCGTTTTCCATGAGACGGAAATGGTTCGTGGATGATTTCTGTCAGGAAGTGTACGAGCTGTGGTTCGCGGAGGCGGTGAGCATCGGGCGCATTCAGGCACCGGGATTCTTTACAGACCCACTCATCCGCAAGGCATACACGAACGCGACGTGGACGGGACCGGCACAAGGGTGCCTCAATCCGGTGCAGGAGGTCAATGCAGCGGTGACGAGAATAACGAACGGTCTCTCCACCAGAGAGGACGAATGCGCGGCAATCAACGGAAGCGATTACGAGGATAATGTCCGCACGCTGGAGAATGAGAATGAGCTGCTTGCGCGGGTGAACAAAGCACTGGAAAGCGCAGCGGACGAGGAAGCAAAGATTCTGCCACCGGGATTCCTTCCGGGGCAGGGAACAGGAGGAAACACATGAAGAAAATCAACATCAAGGGTGACATCACGATGAACGATTCCGCGGCAGCCTATGAATGGCTCGGATGGGACTGCGCGTACCCAAGAGCGCTGGAGAAAGAACTGGAAGAGGCGGCGGGCGATGATGTGGTGCTGGAAATCAATTCACCGGGCGGCGTGTGCGTGGCGGGGTACGAGATGTACAAAGCCATTAAGGACTACAAGGGCAAGGTGACGGCGCACGTTATCAGCGCGATGTCGGCGGCGACACTGATCGCGTGCGCGGCGGACGAGACACTGATATCCGATGCGGGCGTATTTATGATCCACAACGCACAGTCATCGGCAAGGGGCGATTACCGGGATATGGACATGGAGGCGGAAGCACTCCGGGAATTTAACGCGGGCATTATCAATGTCTACGAGAAGAAGACCGGAAAGAACCGTGAGGAGCTTCAGACGCTCATGGACAAAAATTCGTACATGAGTCCGCAGACGGCAATCGAGAATGGATTCGTGGACGGATACATCTTCGGGGAATCCGATCCGGCAGCAGTCGCACAGCAGATTGTGGCAGCGGAGCACCCGGTCATTACAGGGGATAAGGCGAAAGCGCTGATGCGGGCAATCCATGAGGCAGAGAATAAGGACACAAAAATCGCACCCGTAGCAGGAAACGAAGGAAATGTTTCAAAAGTCGAAGCAAAAGCAGACGCAGCGCAATGTATGGGAGATGTACCACAAGGGGCAGCAGTACCGGAAGATGGGAAAGTTGCACCGGTGCAACAGGCAAACGAGGAAACCGGCGAGAGTGCCGTTCCTGATAAAACAAGCAAAGGAGGAAGAACCAACATGACACTGGCTGAATTTTTGGCAGAGAACCCGGAAGCGAAGGCAGAGCTGGATGCAGCAGTCGCGGAGGCAAAGGCGGAGGGGGTTACGACGGAGCGGGCACGCATCCAGTCCCTTGACGATATTGCAAAGACCGTGACGGCAGAAGCGCTCGCCGAGGCAAAGTACGGGGAGAACCCGATCGACGGACCGACACTCGCATATCAGGCGATGAAGGACGGAGAGAAGCTGGCAACCGCTTATATGGAGGCGGCAAAGAATGACGCACAGGAATCCGGAACATCGGAGGTCGGAACCGGAAACCCGGACGCAGGGCAGGAACAGACGGACGAAGCGGACGAGATGGCGGCATACGTCAATAAGAACAAAGGAGGGAAATAAGCATGGCATTACTGAACAAAGAGGCATACACCGTGGAGAAGGACAAGCTGGTCTATGACGGCAAGCATCCCTTTGATGTGGCAAATGTGCCGGTGAAGGTCACGGCGGACACGACCGGGACAATCCAGCGCGGAGAAGTACTCGACTATGCGGACGGCGCGTACAGCGCACACGCAGAGGGCGGCACACCGAGTGCAATCGTGGCGGAGACGACCGAGTATGCGGCGGATGATACGGAAATCGTTGTCACCGTGTATACCAGCGGAACATTCCGCACAAGCGAAGTTACCCCGGAACTTACCACGGCTGACGTGGAAGCGCTCCGCAGCAAGGGCATCTATCTGAAATAACAGGAAGGAGAGAAGAAGATGGTAGCAGACACCAGAACACTGATCAATACGATCAAGAAAATGTATCCGGTCTCGCAGTTTTTCAAGGACAGATACTTCCCGGACGGGAAAGTGTACTACTCCGAGAAGGCACTTATTGAGACCAAGAGCGGCAACAAGAAGGTCGCACCGTTCGTAATCCCGATGGCGGGCGGTATCGTCATGGAGAGCGAGGGATACCGCGCGGAGGAAGTAACCGCACCGTTCATCGCACCGAAAATGCCAATCACGGCGGAGGAACTGGAGAAGAAAGCATTCGGGGAATCACCGGAATCCGGACGCACCCCGGCGCAGCGCGAGAATGAGATTCAGGCAGAGCACATGGATGACATGAGAAAAGCCATCCTGCGCAGGCAGGAAGTAATGTGCTCCGACGTCATCACGAGCGGACAGGTCATCATGAAGCATTACGCAAGCGCGGAGGACGCGGCGAAGGGACTGAATTATCAGACGAAAGTACTGCGGTTCTATGAGAATGAGTTTAAAAACCGGTACCGTTTCACCAAGGACTGGGCGACCATGACCGCAGCGGAGAAGCTGCAGGAGTTTTACAAGATGGCGGCTATCCTCAAAAAGAGGGGCATCCACGCAACTGACATCGTCATGACTGGGGATGTGTCCATGCAGCTTATGACGGACAAGGATTTCCTTGAGTACTACAACAAGCTCGCGGTGAACACCGGTCTTATCGACCAGAAGGAGCTTCCGGACGGCGTAGCCTGCAACGGCACCTTGAACGTCAACGGAATCCTCTTCACCCTGTATACCTACGACGAGGAGTACGAGGATATCGACGGAACCGCAAAGCCGTTCCTGCCGAAGGGAACCATCGCGCTGCTCCGCCCGGGCATGGGTACGACCGTGTACGCACAGGTGACATTCGTGAAGGGCAACAGCTATGTATCTTACGCGGAGCGCATCGTGCCGAGAACCGTGGTAAGCGAGACGGACAACATCATCGAGGTGCAGATGTTCTCACGCCCGATCTCGTACCCGCTCGACTGGGACGGATGGCTCGTGGCGAACGTCTACGGCGATGTGGCAACGCAGGATGAGGCGGACAACAGCGTCGACACCAACGAGGGACCGACCGAGGGCGTGACGCTTAAGACTGAGGCGGAAATCCGCGCACTGACCAAGAAGGCTGACGTTATCGCATACGCGGAGAGCATCGGACTGAGCGGTCTTACAACGGATATGCTGCTTGAGGAGCTGAAGGGCGCAGTTCTGAAGTATCAGGATGAGACCTACGGCGACTGATGGAGGTGGTTAGATGATTAAGGCGAACACCACAGTTATTGTGGCAGGGAAGACTTATCAGGAGGGGCAGACCATAACCGGTCTGTCCGCCACCGACAAGGCGTGGATGGAAAAAGCCGGATATATCACGGAGACCAAAACCAGGAAGGCGGAGGAACCCAAGGCAGAGACCAAAGCGGAGGAAGTGACGGCGGATGCTGGACAACTTTAGGGAATGCTTTGCGGATGACATGGAGCAGGCGTACTTCGATCTGGATGAGTTCGCGAGCGTCCACAACGTGGACGGGAAGGACTGCAGCGTCGTCCTGACGGAATACAGCACAGCGGACGCGAAGATGTCCTACGGACTTATGAAGGCGACGCTGAATCCGAAGGAAACGGCAATCAACAAGACGACGCACCTGCTCTATATCCGGGAATCCGACTTAGACCGCAAGGTAACGGTAAATGCGATGATCACGCTGGACGGAAAGAAACTGTTCGTACAGTCGGTGCAGAACACGGAAGGGGTCTTGCGGCTTGAAGTCGGAACCCATGCGGTGTAGGAGGTAAGGCATGTTTGAAATGACACTCGAAGTCGACGAGGCGGAAGTCAAGCGGAGGCTGGGAACGCT